GCCCTTGCGTAACATTTTTAAGAACACGAGGCATTTGGGAGGGGTAAACTGCTAATTTCTCTCCAATTCGACAAATCAGTGTGCAACAATCAAATATCGCTGCTGTTACAGAATGTTTCCGTCTGGCTGCTGATGCGGTCAGGCGCTTTTTTTGCCCGATCACACCAGCCCAACAAAGCGGTAGTAAATTTTAATGTCCTGGTGTCTTTGACCGTCTATGACGGTTCGTTCTCCAACTTCAATGCGGTCAATCAGTTCCTCAATGATTTCCCGGTTCAGTTCCTGCAAGTCCAGATACTGCCGGATGGTTCCGGCCCACTGGTGGATATTGGCGATGTCCTGCTGGGCTTTCCGTTCCCCGGCTAACAGGCTGTCCAGGCGTTCCGATTTCTGGATGCGTTCCTGCTCGTTCTTTTGAATCAGAACCGAGAAGGAATCGCCGCTGATTGCCCCGCTTACCTTATCTTCATAAAGTTTTGCGGTGATCTGTTCCAACTCCTCCAAACGCCGCCGCAAACGGCTGATTTCCTGTCGGCAGTCCTCTTGTTGCGCGGCGCTTGCGGATTGGATGTGCTGTTTCAGCTTATCCAGTACAGCGGCTTCATCGGCTGCAACCGCTTTGCCATGCGCCCGGATTTCACTCAGCACCAAGTTTTTCAAGCTGATCTCAAAAATCCGGTGCCAGGAGCAGATGCTGTGTCCGGTAGTGGCAAACCGGGAGCAGAAATAAGAAGTATAGTGCTTGACAGTGCCATTTTTCCGGCGCTGTGTTTCGCGGGCGGCAACCAGAGGATGCCCGCAGTCCGCGCAGACCAGCTTTCCGGTAAACAGAGATGCTTGGGGCGGCGTATTGTTAGCGGAAATCTGTTTCGCCGCCTGATTGATTTTCTGGACAGCCTCCCACAGCTCCGGCCCGATAATTGCCTCGTGCGCACCCTCATGGGAAATCCATTCCGATTCCGGTTTCCTTATCATGGTCTTATCCTTATAGGAACGGGAACCGGTGCAGTTCTGTGTGAGCGTACCGGCATAAACATCATCGTTCAGAAGGCTTCGGACGGTTGCGTAAGCCCACAGCCGGGAATACTTGCAGCTGCCATTTCCGTAATGGACCGCCCAGTACCAGCGGGGAGGGAGAATCCCTTTCTCATTCAAAGCAGCGGCGATTTTCCCATAGGCCATGCCGGACTGACGCATCTGGAATATCTGCCGCACAACAGCGGCGGATTCCCCGTCAATGACCAGCTTGTGTCTGTCCTCCTCGCTCTTGCGGTATCCGTAGGGAGCGTAGGCGGCAAGATACTGGCCGCTTTTCTTCTTGGCATGAAGCACCGACTTGACCTTGCTGGACAGGTCCTTGAGATGGTAGTCATTCATCAGACTGCGGAAGTGCAGCATATCGGTGTTGTCCCCCTCGCTGTCCAGGCAGTCCAGAACCGACACGAACCGGCATCCGAGGGAAGGGAAAATGATGTCCGTATAACGGCCCACCTCCACAAAATCCCTGCCTAAACGGGAAAGGTCCTTTACCAGAATCAGGTTAATCAGGCCATGCCTTGCGTCCTCCAGCATTTCCAAAAATCCGGGCCGCTGGAAGTTGCCCCCGCTGTACCCATCGTCCTGATAGGTCTTGACCTCGATCCAGCCGTTGAGCATGACGAATTTGGAGAGGATTTCATATTGGTTCTCAATGCTCACCGATTCATCGCTGGGGATATAGCCCTTCGCTTTTGCGGAATTGGAGGCGTCATCCACACTCAGGCGGCAGTAGATACCGACTTTATATTGCTTCGCCATAATCCTGCCCCCTTTCCTGTGCCAGCGCCCCGTCCACATTCCCGACATAGCGGTAGTAGACCTTGACCTCACAAATCCGCTGCCCGTTGACCTTCTGGGTATCGCCAACCTCGATCCGGTCTACCAGTTCAAAGAGAATGGTTTCGTCCAGTTCCGAGATTTCCGTATAGCGCCGGATAATTTCCAGCCAGCGGTCGGTATCCACCTGGTTTTCCAGGTGCGCCCGGACTTTCCTTTCCAGTTCCGGGACTGCCTCCGCCTTTTCTGCCCGTTCCGCTTCATATTTCTGCATCAGGGTCTGAAATACCGTCTGCGGGATGGAGCCGGTGCATTTGTCCTCGTAGAGATTCTGCATCAGGCGCTCCAAATCGGAAATACGGGCTAAGGAGGATTTTAATTCCTGCTCATAGGAGAAAAGCCGGGTGTGGGATTCCTTCTCCTTCAGCCGGAGAATCTCGCCCATCAGCCGGTCCGGGTCATATTCCGCAAAGCGGGCCTTTTCCCGGATGTCCTCCAATACCAGCTGGGTCAGCACCGTTTCATAGATGGTGTGGATGGTACACGCGCCCCTTCCGCTGCGGGAGTAGTTGCCGCAGATGAAAGAGCTGTACCGTCCCGGCCTGCCATCCTTATAGGTGAATTTTTCGATATGGTTCCGCATTTTGAAACCGCAGTCGGCGCAGTACACAAGTCCGGTGAAGATGCTCTTGCAGCCATCGGACGGAGTGCTTTTCCGCACCTTCTTTTTGCCGATACTGGCTACGGTGTCCCACAATTCCCGCGAAATAATAGCCTCGTGGGTCCCCTCCACCCGAATCCACTCGTCCTCCGATTTATTGACGAGCTTGCGGGATTTATAGGAGAGTGTGCCGCTTTTGCCCTGTACCATGTTCCCGATGTAGACCTCGTTGCGGACCATGTTTTTAACCGTCTGGTCGGCCCACTTGTGGTTGACCCTGCGGGGGTCGCTCTGGCCCTTGCGCTGGTAGTACAGCACACCGGGCGGCTGAATCCCTTCTTCATTGAGCGCCACCGCGATGGCGTGAAATCCCATGCCTGATGCCCGCATTTCAAAGATACGGCGCACAACCGGCGCGGTTTCCTCGTCAATCACCAGATGATGCTTATCCAGCGGGTCGCGCCGGTAGCCATAGGCGGGGTAGGTTCCCATGAATTTTCCGTTTTCAGCACAGGCTCTCTTGACCGCCTTGACCTTCTTGCTGGTGTCCCGGCTGTAAAATTCATTAAATAAGTTCAAAAAGCACATGACATCGGTGCTTCCGTTGTCGCTCATGGTGTCAATGCCGTTGTTCAGCGCGATGAACCGGCACCCAAGAGAGGGGAACAGGTAATCCGTATATTGCCCAAATTCGATGTAGTTGCGGCCAAAACGGGAAAGGTCCTTCACCAGAATCACATTGATCCGCTTTGCCTTTGCGTCCTCGATTAACCGCCTGACGCCTGGGCGGTTGAAGTTCGTGCCGGAGTATCCGTCGTCGATATAGACATCGACCTCATTCCAGCCGCGCTGCCTGACATAGTTTTGAAGCAGCAGCTTCTGGTTCTCAATGCTGACCGATTCCCCATCACGTTCATCGTCGTTGCTTAACCGGCAGTAGATGCCCACGTTGTATGTTGTATCCATCATCTTTCTTTTACCTCCCGACCATCTCAGAATCCATACCTCGTGCGGCAAAATGGCTCCGCAGGTTTTACCCTGCATGAATATCTTACCGGAGAATCCACCGCCGCGCAATGATACGGCAGGCCGCGAGGCTTTCTGTTATTTGGAACCGCTGGCAGCTGGAATGGCTTCCGACATGGCGCGTCTGACTGCCAGCTGTTCCAGCGTCTTTCCCAGGTCCTTTTCTCCCGAAAAAAAGCTGGTGACGCGATAAATTGTTTTCCCGATCCGCACCTCTTTGTAGGAGCTTGTCGGGGTTGTCTGTTTGGTCATAAAGACGCACCTCCGTTCAAAAATTGTTTTTACTCTATGGTTAAAAAGCAGCCGTATCGAAAGATAAGGGCGGCGGTTGCCGCTGGATACCGTCCGGTACGGCTGCTGCAATTCTGTTTGGATGGTTCGTCATATTTGCCACGCCCCCTGACGATGGGGACATAACAGGCCGCTCCCGGCAGAGCTGTCATAACTCCGCAGCGCCGTTTTACTCGTGCGCCGCAGGGTTCCCCCCAAGTCTTTGGCGGGCCGTGAGGAAGTATCTTTAAG